AAAATTGAATTCAGTAGATGCAATTTTTGCTATTTGCAAACCGCCAGCTAAAGCAACAATTGCCGCACCAGCATAATCTTGTGTTGCAAGCGCACTGGTCACACCCTGTGCAGTATTCATAACAGCCATAGAGATAGCCAAAGCTTTTTGTATATGGAATAACTTTTTACTCTGCCCCCCGAAAGCATTGACTAGCTGTTCACCATATATCTGTGTAGCGGCTAGCTTGCCTTTTATGCCTTGTTTCCATAGCGCGGCTAAGCCTTGGGCGCTGGTCTTCGCTAACTGCTGCAACTTGTTAAAATGCGACTCTTCTTGCTCGATTAATAGCGCTTTGTGTTCTTGGTCTGAAAGCAACTCAAGCTCTCGAAACTCGTTAATAGCTTCAATTTTCAGCAAGTTTTGATTTGCCAGCATTTCCAATTCGCTAGCGTAAGATTCTTTTAATACCCCAAGCCGCTCTTCTTCTCGCTTTTTAGCGAGGAATGAGCCAGCAGCACCGAAATCTAGTGTTTGCTGTTGCCCTTGAGCAGCGTCGTCTGTAAGGTCAGCGCCTTCACCAGCACTTTGACCACCGGCGGCCGCCACGCTGTTCTTTGTTTCTGCAACCTTTCTCGCCGCCTCTTCTGCCTTTTCTATAAATTTATCAAAGTCAGATATAAGCTTGTCGCCTGGCAAACCTTCGAGAGCGATAGCATCCATCTCGCCTTTAAGCTTTTCCATTGTCGAGAAAGTGGCTTGCGCGGCACGGTCTAGCTGCTCAATTGGCTCGAATTTAAAATTAGAAAGTGATTTAGCCGCATCTTTGGCGGTATCAGAAAAATTTCCTGCTAGTTCGATAATTGGAATTAGCGCTCGCTTACCCAGACTAACAAGCTGATTTGCAAGACCTACAACAAACTTATCTAGCTCAGCAATGCCTGTTATAAAGCCGCCGATAAAACCAGCAGCTAGCACTTTCAAGCCTGCAAAGGCGAACCTTAGCCCCTGCAATACATCTGTGAATCTTGCAAAGACGGTAACGCCCGCACCAATAACGCCTGTCATGATATTGCCAAAATCTTTTGCGCTGCCACTTAAACCGCTAAAACGCTCAATGACAAACTGTACAACAGGAGCCAGCTTTGCTGATATTACGTTGACAACGCCAGTAAAACGGGCTTTAGATCGTGTAATTGCATCATTAGCCGCCTCGATTTTAGCCGCGTCAATTCTGCTCATTGAAATGCCGAAAGCGTCAGCTTCTGCTGCAATCTCTTTTAATCCTTCGCTACCCAAATCTAACGTATTGACAAGTGCGACACCCTCAGAGTCAAAGAGTTTCATTGCTAGACGTACTTTATCCGCTCGGGTTTCGACATTGCCCATTTTATCGGCAACAATACCTAGCTGCTCTTGCAGAGGTAGCTTAACTAGCTTTTCAGCATCAATACCGAGTTCACGGAGCGCATCTTTAGCTTCACCTGTTCCATTAGCTGCCTCTGCAACCCGCCTTGTAACACGTTGTAAGGCTTGGTCTAGTGTGTTCTGTGATACGCCGGTTAACTCTGCTGCATGCCTTAAACCACCGAGGGCTTTAGTTGTTATACCGATTTTATCCGCAACTTTTGCCGTAGCATCAGCTGTTTCAAAGGTCTTTTTAACTAAGGCACCTAGCCCAGCAGCTCCCGCTACAGCGGCCACCGCTGCGCCGAGTCCGCCAACTCTTCCGGCTAGTTTCTTTAAGCCTGCGCGTGCGCTGCTAAAACCTTTCTGGGTTTTATCTTCTGCGACTAGCTTTAGCTTTGCTTTGCTCAAGAATCTTAGCCTCTATCTCATATTGGTTTTCAAAGTACGCGCGCCAAACATTTAGCTCGATTATGCTAATTTCGTTTATGACATATGCGATTGGCTTTCCAAGCTCTAAAGCTATCTTTACAACCCACTCGCTATTTACGTCATTTTTTAGGGCTTTTTTTCGTCTTCAACTGTGTTTGAAATTTCTTGATCCCACGTCAATATCTGAAGTGCAATCCTGTCGATGATGTGCGGGTCAGCATTCGCTAACATCGTTTCTCTTTGACTTGATTTAAAGATGTTTACGCTAGACGCGTTCTTACATCGAACAATAATCAAATCAACACTTGCAGAGGGCTTGCCATCTCTAACCCCTTGTATGTATTGCTCACGCTCGCTGATAGTTTCAGGCCGTGCATACATAACAAAAGGCTCTATCTCGCCGTTTTCCAATTCGTCGCCCCACTCTGGAACTTCTATTTTTAAGCGTTCGGTGTCGCTTAGCTTTTGTTTAAAGTGCTTTTTTACTCTTTCAATTGGTAGCATTATGCAACTGTCCCGTATGTTAAGTTAGTGCCACTAGAAACAATTGTGATACTTGCTGTGTTGTCAGCGTCAGCACCAACTTCAACGCTAAATTCAGACACAATTCCATTAGTTAGCGTAATGACTTCATTACCCGAGCTGTTGCCCTGCGGGTAAAGCCTAAACGTGTCTTGAATGCCTTTCCGTATTAAAGCGGTATCAGCTGCAGTTGGGTCATAGAGCAAGGAAATAGAGACAGTCCAGTCTTGACTTGAGCAAGTAGTACTGCGCTGCGTATTTGCGTTTCCTATAACTTTATTTTCACGAAGTTCAAGTGTGTCAGACACTGAGACGCTTGTTAGCTGCCCAATATTTGTTTCTGAGCCGCTATTATCCGCAGTAAATTCTGCGTCAACACCGCAATATATCGTCATTGTTTTACCCTCTAGTAAGGTTGTGAGAAGTCAGTTTTTGATACGTTGTATTCGATCTCGAACCTAAGTGTTTGCACGCAGTGCAGGCCGTCGCCTTCTGTCACGCTATCTTGGTCAAAACCGTCGTAGTCTGTACATTTAGCTAGGCCGTTTAGCTGGCCATTGCTGAGTATTGTTTCTTGAATTGTTTCGCAAATAGAATCAGCATCACTCGCCGAAACGTCACCTCTTGTGATTAATTTTACTTGCAGCTCCAGTACCACTTGAAGAACTCGGCCAATTACAGCTTCCTCTACAGACTCGCTGCTGGTAACAACATCTATTGCTGGCAGCTCCGAATCATCGAATTTAAATCCCAAAGTGTTTTTCACTGTCACGTCAGGCAGAGCGTTGGTTATTAAGCTTGCAACGGTTTGTCTGATTTGCGTTCTGATATGCATTATTTCAACTTTGCTAGTTCTAATTTTATTAAGCCGTCAAAGTTTCTCGGCCACTTGTCCGCTGCAACTTTAAGCATCAAATTCTCGGTATCTTTTTGTTTGAATTTAAGCGGTATGCCAGGAACAGTAATTTCAGCAATAGGTAAGCCGTGATACTCATCACCTACTCGCTCATGCTTCCAATTCGACCTACGCTTGAATACTTTTTGTTTTGAACCTACGGCGGCACGGAAGGCGGATTTTACTAACCGTTTTTTACCGTCTAATTTATACCTAACGCCTTTTTTAATCTGCCGTGGCTTAGGTCGGAGCTCAATAAGCCCTATTCTTGCCTTCCCCCTTACAGACACTATTGCAATCAAATTGCCGGGGCCTGCACGGTTAACAATAAAAGCTTTTCTTACGGTGGAAGCTGCAATTGGCAAATCACCGCGTATTTCTTTTGATGAGGTAGTTCTAACATCACGAGCGGTTTTATTTAACGCCCTGCTGGCTGCTCTTCTTACTTTGTTTTGCCCTTGCTTCCCAAATAGTTTTTCCGCCTGCCTTAAATCTGCAGTAACGTTAAATTCAACAGGCATCTGTTTGAAGTACTAACCTAGAAATGCCGGTACCATCTTGTAAATGCTGCGTTATTTTGAAGAGTTGAGCGCCAACTTTTAACGAATAATCTCTAAACGCACCAGGCACACAACTGGTTTTAGTTACCCAAAATGGACGCCTAGAAACAACATCACCACCGGCTTCGACATCGCCCCACTCAAGAATGCCGTGACACACCCGACCAGCGCCAGTTGGTGGAAGATAAACGCCCTCTTGCCCGAATTCAATCGGGTTAAAGAAGGCGTCTAATCCGTAGTTCACTTATTACCCGCCTACAACAGTAAACGCGTTAAGTTTTACGTCACACGTTGCGACACCGTTAGCAGATGGTGCTGCAGCATATCCTGCACATTTGTGTGTGCTTGCGGTTGTGGTCAAACGTGATTCTGTCGCATCCCAGTAAACAACGTCACCTTGCGCGACCACGTCAGTTGATAAGCAAGCGAGATTGAAAACGCCCTCGGTTGCAACCGCGCCAGATTCACCGTTAGCAATAGCATTTAATGCCACGCCTACAACTTCACCCATGACAACAACGCCACCACTTGCAACATCGGCAGCCGCTGTATGCGTTAGGT